TCGGATGACCAGAAGTGTTGTCGAGATCATACATTAGCTTATAGTCTGATTCACAATAACTACAGATTCTCTTTTCTACTTCTTTACTCATCAGATTTCACAGCCTCCAGCAACGCAGGCTAATTCTTGTGAACCGATAGTCATATCCTGACGCTCATATTCTGCGAGCTTGGCCCAATCAACATCCTTAGGCATCTTAGCCAAAAGAGTTTCATATGTCGATTGATCGCAGTCTTGATACGGAGCTTGCTGATACGTATGATCAGAGAAAGGTAGGAAAGACACGCCGCTCATTTCATCGAAGTGTTCCCACACCCATGCACCGACAGTAGGCCATTCTTCTTCTTTCACAGACACAGTGATAGATGGCTTATGTTCACACCAGTGACGCTGATATGCGAGCCACAATTCAAGTTGCTCAATAGCAGACATATCCTTACGATAGATTGCACCGTCAGGTGACTTGATTGGGAAAGAGAAGACATGAGTATGATCTGGCTTGGTGACATCGTCTTCGACAGGGAAACCCATCTCAACCATCATCTTAGCGAGCGGATCTTTCTTGTCCGCACGAACGGTGCGAACATAGTATGGGCTGTGCCGAGCATGAATACCAGAAGCTGCGTCGACCAGCTGCGAAACTGTGCCAGAAGGTTTGACGCAGGTGATAGCAGCTGAAACTGGAATACCAATCTTCTCAGCCCATTCCTTTGCGGTTTCTTGAGATACCTCACGAAGTTCGTTCAAGAGCTTTTCGAGATCACCTTTCTTACCATTCGTGTATTCATTATCCATGATGCCTGTGAGGGAAACGCCGAGAAGACGCTCTTCTTCGCAGTTCTCTTTCCACTTCTTGGATAAGTATTTGAAGTTTGTGAGAGTAGATTGAAAAACTCCAAGTACGGTTGCATTTCTCACCTTTTCTTTTAGTGTAGCGGCTGTATCATCTCCGCGAACGACGACCTCAGTTAGATTGCAAAATTCACGATTACGGAGGATAATCTCGGAACATGGATTTGTACCAAATTCATAATTAGGATCACGGCGACCAAATCGCGCGACCTGTTTCTTCGCTGCTGCGCGCGAGAAGATCCCACGCTCGCCAGAATGAGACTCATAGAGCGATAACCATTCCTTCATGAAGATACCAACATCAATCTGCTCTTTTGCTACAAAGGAATTATTTGCAAGAGCGCGTTGTATATTATCTTTCCACCATTCACCAGACTTAGCGACACGCATACGATCATCAGATAGATCGGATAGGGAAATAAGAGCAGAGCGCCTAACGCCACCGACAACAACAATTTCAGCAATTTTGCAAACAATGTCGTGACACTCCAAAGTTGTGAGGCGACGACCAGCAGCCTTTCTAAAAGTATTCACGCAGAAGTGAAATAGATCGTTGAGCGGCGCAGGACCAGAAGCTCGTCCACCGAAGGTCTTGAGCGGCGCACCAGCTGCGCGAACCTTAGAAACATCCCAGCGAGGAATCTGCCCGCTGTATAGAAGCTGGATTAGTTCCTTAAGAGCCTTAGCCCATCCGAGTTTGCTATCAGCGACCATTATGGTAGTATCAGAATCATGAAAGTCGTCATTTACAATAGGCATCAATTCAGTAGACTTAGATTCAACGGAGAATCCAACACCAGTGCCGTTCATTAGGATATAAAGGATTTCATCAAACGAACGGGGATTATCAACAGCAACGTAAGAACAATTATATCCAGCGACGTTCTCCCTTTTTAGAGCCTCGCCAGCCGTCATAAGACAACGCATCGATGGCATCGTCTGCAGCGACAAAACTGATTCTTCTAGTTTAGCCTTAACTTTCGGATCAAGAGTGTATCCGTTATTTTCTTTAAGAAACTCTTCAAAGAAATTAAAATATCGCGAAACTGTTTCGCTCCACGTTTCGCGGCGATTCTCGTCATACAACCATCTAGCATATCGTGACTTATGAATGTATTGTTGATATTGGGTGGGAAGATAGTTGTTAGACATAGATGACTCCATTTTTTTCTTATAAATTCGGACAAAATAATACTGATCACAGAAATCGCTTCTGTGTTAACATTTTTTCCAATCTCGGATAGCGAGCTTAAGAGCAAGACCCTTAAACGTGGATTTATTTAGTATGTCTTCAATCGCGGGAACGCTACATCCAGATAAAATAGCATCATTGATGTCTTTATAATTCCAGGTTGAATTCCAAATTACCATAGCATATCCACGACTAACGAATGATTCAACTCGCTTTACTACTTGTTTGTTTCGCGGCTGATTGTCAAAGATGAGGATAGCTTCCTCACCTGCTACGTTATATAGCGCTCTAGCAAAGTCCGTGCCTCCAGCGGCGATAGAATTTGGAAGAAACATACTATCAATCGGACCTTCTGTAATATATATTTTTTTACCACGAACGATCCGATCTAATCCATATATCAAGGGATCATCAGTGATCCTTACTGTGACATATCGCAGTGTGGAGCTACCCATAGAACGACCAGTAACACCCGTAAGCAATCCATCTTCGCGACGGAATGGGATAACAAGCCTTTCGTCCGACGTGAGTCGTCCTTCGTATGCGGGATTTAGTTGTTCTAGTATTTTCATATCACGAGCATAGTACAGATCATTCCATCGATCCTTTGGGATACGACGATCTTTTACATACTGGACTGCTCGATGATCAAGAGGAAGTTCGTCTAACCGCGGAAGCAATTCATCTAGAATGATTTTTGGTCTAGCGACTTCTGCACGAGGGATAATAAACTCTTCGGGCTTACCAGCCTCGACGCGATCTTTATAGGATTCTAACCTATAGGCCTTAGATAGACCGGGATCAACTAGATCAATGAGTTTACCTAGATTAGTACCCACATCACAATTGTGACACTTGAAAATGAATCCGCCCGATTTCTCGAACATATATCCGCGAGCTTTCAGTTTATTTTTCTGAGAGTCGCCGCAAAATGGGCATCTAAAATTATAGATCCTGTCAGACTTCTTCTTGAACAGAAGAAGCTTGTGGGATATCATCCCAATATATTTGTGATCAGTTATAGTTCCCATCGCACATCATTTCATAAATCTAAAGGCGTTAATTGTTTCGAAGTATCGTCAACAAACATAAGTTCATTATAATCAATATGAGGGAAGTTGTCAAGATTTATCTTTTCTGTGGAGGGGTTTCTGTCTTGTAGTATTTTTGATAGGCTATAATGACTGATTGCTGTTGCTGAATATATCTTCGCAACTCTGCAACATTCATCGAAAGATTCTGATAGCCCTGTGGCGTTAATGCGAATAGGACTGCATTACCTCCCTTAGATTCTATTTCTTTAGCCTTAGCCTCGTAGTTCTGAGGCGTGATTATAGTCCACGATATATTTGATTGGCTAACAGGCGCAACACTAGGCACGACAAGCTGAGAACGCTCATAAAGAACAGGCTTATCAATAATCCTAGCTGTTTCGGAGCAGCCACTTAACCCTATAGCAAACAAAACAAAAATCAATTTATTCATGGATTATTTTCCTTCGTCGCTTTCTTTTTCTAATTGAATTGGCATTCCTTGTAGCACCGGTTCCATATTGTTACCCATTGCAACAATACAATAACCAGTTTCTGATATTTTTTCGGCGATTGTATATGTTCTATTCGTCGCATTAACAAAGATAACCATAGAAAATTTTCTAGCAATTCCATCTATCATAGAAGTTGATATACCATGAACTGTCGGTAATTCTTCAAACTTGTCTAGAATTCCTTTTAATTGCTGAAAATCTACGCACAATAAAGATCTATTTTGTATTTGAGTTTCTGCCAATGTTTGTGTAGGAAATATTAATAGTAACATTAGCAGTAATTTGTTCATGGATTATTTTCCTTGATGCCTAATCCTTTGATTAGATCAGCGCAAATTCCATTCTTTACTTTACCAGTTTTTTCGGCAGTTGTCAAGGGTGAACCTGTGATCAACTCATTGCAACGCATAGCATCTTTTGTGCCACGATTAATTTTGATTTCATATTCTTCAGGATTCTTAAGCGAAGATCCGGCTAAATTACGATTATTGAATTTCTGACTAAGCTCAGACACTTCGCGTTGAGTTTCTGTAAACTTACTTGACATTTCGTTGTTGAGATCTTGCATCTTACGAGCGTCTTCTTGCTGCTTATCAAGAACGATTTTCTGTTGAGTGATAACACCTTCCATTCGTTGTTGAATTTCTGCAGCGGCTTCCAATTTACCTTGAAGAGCCATAATGTAAAAATATCCGCTTGTCATGACTGTAAATAAAACACACGCGATTATTAGTTTTATTTTTAATCCCATGATCAGCCTCGATGCTTATTTGATGTCTTATAATAAACAATCGATTCATTCGCGTTTTTGCGACGGACTATAGCTTTAAATACCATAGGCTGACCGTATTTCTTTATCTTACCTTTAGCTCCGATTTTAGGCTGACGCTTACTCCAGTGCACATTGCCATCAGTCCCTGCAACAGCTGGACCAGTAGCATTAGCTGGAGCATCTTCTTTGACGATACCAACTTTAGATTTTAACCAAGCCTTCTTAACCGCAACATCTAACGTCTTTGATGCAGCAGGAGTCTTACTAGGCTTATAGAGTCTAGCTTTATTTATTTTGCCTACAAGTTGTGGCGATAACTCTTTAAGACTTTTCATTAAATTTTCCTCAATACGTCTACGACTCGCATATCCATAATGATATCGCTGGATCTAATCGTTTCGCAATCGGCTCCGATGTCTTCAATGCGCTCGGGCCAATAGTTGAGAAGCATTAAGAACGGCTTCAGTAAATGCAAATGATCATATAATCTAAACGCTAACATGCGCGTCATAGCTTTATGATCGAATACATTATACAATACCATAAGATGATTTAATATAAGTCGTTCTTTCAATTCACCTCGACGTTCATATCTACTGAATAATCTACGAAGATTTTTGATTCTACCTAGATCTTCCATAAATTCTATGTCATCTACACACGGATTGTTATAGTTGCGCGCAGCATAAAGAAAAAAATTGTTATCGTCCAATGTTACCTTCATTTCACTTTTTAATTTCTTTAGCGGCCTCCACGATATCAATATTGGCCGCTTCTGCCTTGATGAAAAATCGTGCTGTCATAGAAAGCACACCCCATGTCATAAATCCAATAACCGCGCCGCCAGCTAAAAGATGTTCTGGTGTTGACAGTGATGATCCTAAGTAATCACATAAGATTGGCGAAAATATAATTCCGTTACCTGTACATACGCCGCCACGAATTGTTGCATCTAGGATACTCTTCGGTTTCATAAATGCGAACATCACTAATCCTCCGAACAAACCGCCGGCTGCTGCGGCTGTTTTAGCCATGAGATATCCTGCTGCTTCGATGCTCATCAGAATGTGCTCAATGCAATGCGCTTAATCGTTGTTGCATTAACAGCGACATAGACATGGGTATTAGTGAATCGCATTTCACCTACAGCCATACCAACAGTATCCGCATTGTTAGATGCTGGAGTAGAACCTAGTGTTACATTCAATATATTTGCAGTTAGAGTCTTAGTTACATTTACGTTTGCTGTAGTTGTTGTGCGCGCACGGAGGGTTACCGTAGATCCGTTGAACGAAGTGTTTGATGGAATCGCACCAAAGAAATTCTTTACAGTAACACTTTTAGATACAGGAGATCCATTAGGATCGTCAACGATCAACAACAAATCCGGCGCGGCCGTAGTTGTCAGTGTCGGTAGCTGTGTAACTTTTCTATCAGCCATTTATTGATCCTTAAACTAATTTAATTCGGAAACATATCTAAAGTCGCTAGATTATTCAACTAGCGACTCCAGAATTATTATTATACTGAACGACCGTTCTTAGAAACGACGAAGTTCGTAATTCTTAATCCGCTCTGATTCGACAGATTATTAGCAACTGCTCCTGTGATAACAAGATTAGCTGTAATAGTAACACCAAAATCCGGATTGTATATAGGATTACCTGTTACGGAAATTGACTGCGCATTAACATGATAAGTCGCTGAGTTTTTACCAGAGCCAGGTACACCAGCTTGCAATTTTGGCATCGTGTATACCATAACGTTGTTAGCAACGTTCGCGCGAGCAGCAGTAGCCGCTGCGATCCTAGCGAGAGCATGATTACCAGAAATGGTATTAGCAATGCTGATCGACATAAGATTACCCGAGGGGCGCTTATGAACTGGCATATTGAAAACAACATACAAGTTCGAAGACACGTTAGCTGAAATAACACCATTCGCATTGAGCTTGACATAAATTTCTACAATGTCTGGCTTACCCAAATGCGTATTTGATGTGTAATAAAATCCGTCACCGGGCGCAGCTGCAACAAGCACTTCGTCGAACTGACGCTGATTGCCATCAGAAGTACGATTGATACGACGGACCCAACCCGCTGAAGTCGCAATTACGTTGCGCTTGTTAGCGACTTGCGATTCGTTTTCAAAATTACCAGATCCTGATGCTTGTGGAAGTGGACGATATCCTTTTACGATACCGGCTACTGTATTTGCTCCAGACGCTACTTGCGTCGATTCTCTACTAAAACCCCAAAGTGCCATTTGCGTTTCCTTTCCGCTTTTCGTTGAAACTACTCTGCATACTATAGATTAGTATTTAGTCTTAGATGCTTCTCTTAGTGGGGGATTGACTACAATCGCTTCTTTACCACCTTTAATCCCGTTCATATTTCCGCCATGAACTTCGCACTTCATCTTTGATTCATTAGTGTTATCGCAAGAGCACTTTTCTGTTCCAGCCTTAATCGTCTGAATTTTCTTTTGAGCTTTTTGCTGTAACACGCTCATTTGCTTCTGAGCAATCTTCTGTCTGATTTGCTTCTGCATAGCATCTTTCTTAGCAGCAATTTGCTTCGATACTGCATCATCAGCTTCTGAAACGATTTCTTCCTTAACATTAATACGCTTAGGACCCATTTTCTTATCAAGAAGATCGTCAGCATGGATATCGTGCATCTTACCGTTTACATTTACTTTATAGTGAGAATCATTATCGTCTTGAAAATCCATCGATGAATGAGCAGACTTAATAATACCAACACCGTATTTTGTTTTGACTCGAGTTCCTGGTGTATACATCTTCGTAACTCTACCATTATTATAAGAAGACCAATAGGAACCAGCAGGAATTTTCTTTTCTGCTTCTTCAAGCTCTACTTCTTCCTTGCGCATAGGAAGACCCGTGCGCTTGGTAGCAGCGATCTTGCGAAGTTCTGAAGCCTTCATCAAAGCCATACGATTGACAGCTCCGCCCTTCTTTCCGCCAGCATATTCGCCGCGCTGAGTAGCAAGAGCAGCACCAGCAGCTTTCTGTTGAGCCTGCGAAACAGCTTTCTCATCAAGAGCTTCTTCTTTTTGAACTTTGCGCTCATGTGAAAGATTGGTTACGGTTGGCTTTTTATCAAAAGCGTCAGAATATTTTTTGTCTTGGAGCTTTGGCATTTTCTTGAGGATGGCAGCTTTAGCCTTAGAAACAGCTTCTTCCCCATGCTTCGCGACAACCTGATGATCTCTACCAGAACCCCACGAAACATGATAGAGTTTGTTTTCTTCGAGATCAGCTTCTTCCTTCACATGCACCTTAGCTGCTTTCGCTGCATCTGCATATGACTTACCCTTACGGAGATGCATATTGATTGCATCCTGCATCTTCTTAGATTGCTGTGCAAAATGAGCATCATCTTCTTTGATTTCTTTTGAAGCCTTCTTCATAGGCTCTGTCTTGTTGCCGTCCTTATCGATATCAATAAAGTCTGGCTTTGATCCTTCGCCGCGAAGCTTCTTGAAGTCTTTCGCGTCAAGTTTGCCCTTCGGCTCAGCTACGTCCAGCTTCTTTTGATTAGGATGGAGAGCTTCGTTTACTGCATCAATTAGCGATTTACTGAGACCGAACTTCTTTGGATCTACTGACATGTTAGTTTCCCTTCTGACCTTTCATATAGTCATAAACTGAGTTGATGTAATCTTCTGCTTTAGTGATCTTGCTTTGAACCCAACCCTCGAGCTGAGTATTGTCGTCAAGCATAGAAATAATTTCCTGCGCGCGAGAAGCGATCATTCGAAGCTCGCCCCTGGCCATGTTGCCTTCATCATCAACTTCATTCTTTTCGTTTATCTTAGAGCTACGTGCTGTTTCACGAATAGTGCTTTCTAAACTACGATATGACATTTGTTTTCCTTAGTTCGGGACCTATTCTTTAGTGAATGAACGAAGCATCCAACCGTGTTTTTCATGTGCAGTAATCCGATCTTGCAACGCATTTGAAACACCAAAGCTATCGGCAGCTTCTGCGATACGGTATGCTTCTCTAAGAACAACAAGCATTTTTTGGTTATCGTCATAAAGACGACCTATCATAACCATTCCTTTAGGAACTGATAGCTCGTCTTCGATTACAGATAGTTGTTGGAAACGCGAAAACGAACCTGGAGCATAAGCGTCCAATGTGCGAATCAATTCAGCAATAGTATCTACGGCCGCGAAGACTTCCTCATAAAGGCTACCTAAGAAAGTATGATACTCCGAAAAGCTATGACCTTCTACATTCCAATGATAATTATGGGCCTTTAAATAGAAAGCGAAACTACTAGCTTGCGCTTTCTTAAGAGCCTCTATGAGTTCGTCCATATTAACTTTCCTTCTTAACGCCGTTAGTAGATTTGATAGTGGCGTTCTTTGCAACGGTAACAGGAGCTTTCTTAGCTCTTACTTTCTTAACAACCTCAACAGCATCCTTAACGTCTACCTTACCGTCTTTGTTGACGTCGGCTGATGATTTTGCATTTGCAATCGCATCCTTAACATCAATCTTACCATCATTGTTAGTATCAGCTTTAGGCCACCAAGTCCAAGCAGCCCAAATAACTAGAGCCGCAACAATCGCACATCCAACGTAAAAATCAGTCATTTCATTTTCTCCTAATTAACAATTCCATGCTCTACGTGACCAATAATTAGCTTTAGTTTTATCAGTCAGATTACCCTGTCCGCTAGAACGAGCACAGTATGATTTCTTGCGCGCAGGAATTCCTTTTTTAATACTTAATGTCTTATCACCAAAGTTTACTTTCTTAGCTTTGCCGTCACCATCTGGATCAACGTAAACTTTAGATTTCTTAACATCGCCTGACATAGGTTTATTAAGAGGAACAGTTTTCCCCTTATATGTAGCTTCTTCTATATTATCATTATGTTCGCGAAAACCCATTGTCTTTTTCTTTATATTAGAGCCTTGTCCTGGCGTAGCGTTTTCATAATTCTTACGAATCGCGTCCGTGCCAACTAAGCGGCTTGTTGGATCATTCGGATTAGATGAAGTAGATTCCGATCCCGTGTATGATTCGTCCTGAACGCTTGTTGTTGTTCTTTCTTTACGAAACTTCATTGTTCCATCAGGCATACGAACTTTAACTATCTTAACATCGGCTCTACGTTGTATTTCATTAACTGCCTTGACAGATGTTGAAAGTCTGTCGCGAATTTCCTTATTAGGAATATCAACATAAGGAACTTTACCAGTAGGATGCTTATGCGCAGGCGTTTGCTCAGTGATGCGCGAAGCAGGATTTGGTTTCATATAGTCTCTTGGGCGAATCATGGATTTTGCAGTCTTTTTCCCTGGTGGAAGAACGCTTACCTTACCCTTAAAGTCTTTCATTAGTGTATCTAATGTTTGTTTATCCTGAGTCTTAGACGTTTCTCCGGGCTTACGATAACTCTTTAATCTATATCCGGTCTGATGGTAAAATTTGTTAGGATCGTATAAACGACCTTTCAGATTACCTTTAGAACTAGAACGAACGCTTGGCATTTCGTTAATATGTTCTTCTTTCGGAACACAGTTAGGAACCATACGATTCCCTTTCTTCTTCATTCCTACTTGCTTATGCGTATCCCAGCAAGCTTCATCAACAGAATCTTCGCGCAAATCTTTATCGGCTCCATGATATGTTCCCTTACCTTTACCAATGTAAGAATTCACGCGAGCCATAGCCCATTGCTGCGGAGTCGTGCCAGGACGATGCCCAGAGTTCCACGCAGCCATACCGCGATTGTAAACTTTGCGCAGTGTCCCGATAGAAATACCAGACTTCTTAGCCTTTGCAGCTAAACCAGTGTCTGAGCTTTCGTCGATAGTTCCTTCTCCATACATCTTCTTAAATTTTATAGTATGCTTAGATAGTTTTGTTTTTGCAGTAGCATCACCCGGAGCTGGCTCGTATGCGCGAGGATCGCTGTCAGACAACTTATCGGCCTTATCGAAGTGAGCCTTCCTAGCAGCAGCAGTCTTGTCTGACAATCCAGCACGATACTTCTGCGGAAGATCAACCTTTTCATTTAGATCGCTATCTATCTCAACAGCTTTTCCGCCAGCAACAAATGAGTTCACGCGATTGAATGCTTCGTTCACATCATGATTTACAATAAGACCACGAGCAAAAACTTCTGCGAGGATGCTGACATCAATTCCAGATTTTTCAGCTTTGTTTATAAGAGAAATAGCTTCTTTGTTCATGACGCGATAGCGAACACGAGAATATGTCGCAGGATCTTGCGTGGTGAGATCGATCAGCTTATCTAAAAGATCGGCCAGCTTTTCACGCATTTCTGGGCTCTGTAGTGCTTGCTTCTTACTAGAACGCAATGCACGACGATACTTCTGAAGCTCGTCATTATCAGCCAAACCTAGACGCAAAAGCAAATCGAGCTTTTGTCTCAGAGGACGTGAACGATTTGGATCTTCTGGGCGCTCTTCGTCTTTAGCTGCCTCTGCAACGCGACGAGTACCCGGTGGCTCATCAGAATCTTGTGGATACGGAGCAATTGTACGATTGCGCCCTGTTCCCATATAGAATTCTTTGACAGGTTTCCCGCCAAGAGATATCTTTTTCTTAGATTCCTTCGGAAGACCGTTAGCAAGAATATCTTTAAAGTTTTTCATGCTTGATGCCGCCATAACTGTGAATCTAAGTTTATCATTTGGTAGTCTAAGAGTTTCGTATCTAGCAAGAAGCTTCTTTGCGTCAGCAATAGAAACGTGCATCTTATGCCCATCAGTAAACTCGGTTTCATGTTCGCCGCGAGAATTGATAGTCTTGCGCATCTGATATATGATATTCGAGTCGCCAGCATCGCGTGAGTCCTGACCAGAAGCAGACTTACGAGCTTCGTACACGCGATAATAATGTTTCGTTTTTGCGTTGAGATAAAGATGACCGTTCTTTGGATTTGGTGAATCGCGATCGTTCTTTGTTGGATCGATGCTAAGGGTATCCAACTTCAATGGATTAATATTGAGTGGGCTGTCATGTGCAGCATCCGCCTTTGTCTTTTCCCAGTCGGACACTGAAATGCCACGCTTCGCAGCCTGAATCTTATCTGTTGCGATATCCTTTGCACTTCCCTCTTTATCCGATTCTCTTTCGTAGAGATATGCTTCTTTAACGTCACGAGCTTGCGACACAGACACTTGAGCCTTCTTACGTATTGAAGGAAGAATGCGCTTCGAGATACGATCCACAGCTGTATTCAAGCTCTTACCAAAACGATTAACAAGGGCGTTATCTACGGCTACTCTTTGTGATCTCGAGAGGGAAGAATAATCCAAATCCTTCTTGCCTGTTGCGCGGCGACGAAGCATCATCAAAGCAGCCTTCCTCGCGCGCATGCGCAAGCGCTGCTGAGCTGGCATCTGCTTACGTTTAATATCACGCAAACGAGCTAGGCGCTTTGACATACCCTTCATGCGCTGCGAGAGCTTTTGTCTAGCTTGAATTGACAATACTCTAGCTTCGTCTAACTCTAGTTCATCTTCGATGTCCATAATGACTTCGTACATGAGAACATCTTCGTCGGCTAGATCTAAATCTTCAACGTTCACATCCTCAAGATATCTTTCGATTTCTTCTCGTGAAGGAATAGCGATATCGGATTGGTCATCAGAAGCTTCAACAATAAAGCCAACAAAACGTTCGTCGTGTCCGTAATCCATAACATCTTCTCCTAACATTGCTTTGCGCACTGCAAGATACATTTGTTTTCTTGTTTGTGCTTTGAGAGTAGATGGTGCGCCACGCATAAATTCTGCGTCTTTATTGTCTTTAGCTAGAGCGCGCATCTTACTCGCAGACATACCGGAAACGTCGTCCGCGTCGGGATCGCGTTCGCCAGCAGACTGAATACTGATCTTTTCGAAGTTATATTCTTTACCATTGTATGCGTTCAGCAGTCTCTTGAACTCAGGAACGCGATCCGAACCAACCATCATTGTTATTTCTTTGAAACCTTCTTTTTCAAGAGACTTCAAAATTTGAATAATATTCTTATCATTCGATTTACGCACGATTGCGCCAAACGCTTGACGAGCGAATGAAATCTTCTTATCGTATGGGATGGGATCTTTTTTGCCTACGGAATGTGACAAATAAATGCGAGGAATTGCTGAATGTATTTTAGCGTAGGCCATCAGCTTGTTGACAAGCAATTGGTGCCCAGTCGTAGGGGGATTCATTCTTCCGAACGTAAATACAACGCTTTTCATCATACTCCTCGCGGGACTGGCGTACCCTAACCGCAAATGCAGGACTGCCTTAGCTTTCTGCTATCTTTATTTATAAAAAGGTCTTGACAATTGCGCAATTTACCATTATAATGATAGTGTTACGAGGGGTCAGTATAGCTAACGCTGCCATCCCTTGATAATGTCAGGACTAAAATTAGCCTGACTAAATCCTAAACGATCTACTAGTTTTACCGCGCCACCAGATAAATGATCTACTGCGACGTATCCCTCGGGAGAGGTTACTGTTAATCCCTGACGAGTTCTCAAGAACGTATTTACAGAAGCAGCTGAGTTCATCTTATTGATGATAATATCTTTAGCATCAACAACCAGATTCATGAAATCAAATATCATTTTAAGCTGTATCAGGGGCGTGCGAGCTACTGGAGCAAAAGCTGCTCTAGATTTATCTATCGTAGCCATTTTGCCTTTTACAGTCTTTTTCTTTGATTCTTCTTTACTATAATAATCATTTAGATAATGAATCAATCCTACGACGTGTTGGATCGTATTTGTGATCTTTTCTCCAGCGCGAATCTTGCTATTATTGTATGTCTTAACCCTAATAAGAAGCTCTTCGTTTTCGGAAAATGCGTCAACAGCTGCTCTAGGCAGTTTCTGAAGAACTGTACCCATTTGAGACAGTATCTTATTGAGACTATCCGTTTCAGCTGCGGTCATTGTAGCTGATCCGCTGACATCTTTATATGTCGCGTCGTCCATCCAGATCGTACCGACTTGTTTAAACTTATTGACGATACCTTTAGCGAATGTCGCTTTCATATTCTCAAATGCATCGCCATCATATGTCGTATGCCACACAACACCAATGCTCGCTTTAGCGATAGTCTTACCTAATACGGAATTAACAGGAACAGCATAAACAATCGTATTGGGTTGAAACGTGTAGTATTTTTGATCGCTGATAGTTTCAGTTTTCACATCGCCTTTGGTGAACATAAGATCGCCCTGATACACACCAGACTTGATACCGAGCTTCTTGAACTCACGCAGAGCTACACTGAATTTATCTGCAAGTTCGCCGCTGAGATCGGAATCAATATCAGCCTGAGTCTTATAGATCTTAGGATTCTTATTAAAGATACCTTTCTTAGCGACAAAGAACTTACCGTCGCTGGGATCAACACCAGCAAAAATAGCAGGAGCGCCATCCCATTTCACAGTAGCGGATACCTTTGACTTGATGTTGCCGCCGAGCATATCTCTGGTCTGTGATAAGAAATTGAATATTTGTTTTGCGCCAGCGACGCCATCATTGAGGATAAGATCCTCAAGGTGTTCCATGTGAAGATTCTTTTCTTCCGCGATAAATGTGGATAACTTTTTCATTTACCAACTTTCGGTATGCTATATGTAATAGCCGTTGATGGAGCTTTATCGGCTACAACGATGCGACGACCCCTATCACTTTTTGTTTTTGATTTGCCGTAGATAAGCGGAAGACCTTCTTTATCGACTTCGTCTTTAGTAAACGGTTGATCTTCTCTACGTTTGCGCGCACGGATGTATAACTTTCCGCCAACTTTCTTATAGTAATCATCGATGCTGTAGAAATTTCCATTCAGAGTACATACACCATCAGAGTATTCAAACTTGACATCCATAGGTCCAATGTACATGAAATCAATCGGACCACCAACTTCTTTGTTTCCGCGAAGCAACAACTTAATATCAGCGGAATCAATTAGTCCAAATAGTTCTGGAACAGCATCGCCTGTCTTATACTTCTTCTTTGTGTATTGCTTAACTCCTTCAACGAGGAACTTATTTACAAGTCCTGGGAGGATAGTTTCAATACCAGAGAGGCCTCCACCAGCTAGTGAAGGCGCAGATTCGCCTTTGTTAGATACATTGTATTTCTTACTGGTCGTGCTGATGATGACGTCGGTGTATGGTTCTGATCCAGAAACGGTTCTTCCAGAGTGTTTCTTAGCTTCAACTACGTTCTTAATCGTTTTTCCATTCGCGCCAACAACCGTGATTGGTTTATTACCATTTGTGCGAACAGAACGATGAATAGCGTCGATCACACCCGTTTCTTGACGTTCTGCTGATTCACCTGCCATTAGCGCTCTCCTTATTCGGAGCTATTTATAAACACAAAAAAAGGGAGGTGCACCACGCACCTCCCTGATTGATGACAAAAAGCACCTCCTTAGTCATCAACCCAATTTACGATATCCTAACAGCTTGCTTGCTGGATAATGCGTGAGATTGACTTCTTTGTTCTGATTTCCACCAAACACAAGAATATATTTCACGCCTTCGATTGTTTCTTCACCCTTGTAGAATCCAACATGTCCTGCGGAACGATTGCGCCCTCGCGAAAACACAACGATATCACCTTCTTTAGGATACTTAGTCGCGATTCCATACCCAAGGAAACTGCGAGCTTGGAGTGATCCTGTGCCTTCGCGTCCTGTTTGCTTAAGAATAGCGTTCGCGAAAGCTGCACACCAAGGAATCTTTACTGGATCAATTGCAGATCCGTTACCTTCAGTCAGAAGATTACGAAGTTCGCTTCTGTTCCTCTGAGCGTGATATCCTTCCCATTGTTTTGCTACACGGATGGGATCCGGAGTAATAAATGATCTTTCTCTTCTGACCGGATTATGCTTTGTGAATTTATTATTAATTGTTTCATTTGTATTGTAAACTACCTGCACGTTCTGCATTCTTGCTTTGTCGGCTGCAAAGAATGCTGCAGCAGAATCCGAATCATAATTTGAGATTTCCACGGCTGTTGGCGCGATTGCGATTTGATTACGAGTAATAGCTTTGCGCTTAACTAGCTTGCAATAACGAGTATAATGAGCATACCTATCTTGTGCGCTCATGTCGCAACGCTTTATAGCAGTTTTCTGCGATATCTTTTGTTTCTTTTTCTTTATTTGTGATTGATGGGTTTGCTCACGAGGAGCAGATTCAGCTATTGAAGCCCACATTAGAGGACTTACGGCTGCGAGTACGATGAATGTCTTTTTCATCTTATCTCCTATTTTTGCTTACGCTACGAAAGGAAGATACGACGTTATACGACGTAACTATGCGAATATTTATTTAGTTAAACAGATCTTGAAACTTACCGGTCTTGATTGATGTCGAAAGATCATCGAAACCACCAAGTCTAATAGAATTTACAAAAATCTGAGGAACTGTTCTTACATTCGGGACTTGCTTTAAGAACTCCTCCCGAGTGATATCTCGACCAATCTTAATCTCATCATATTTAACCTCATGAAGTTCCAGGAGTTCTTTAGCTCGATCACACCACGGACAATCGTCTTTGCTGTAAATTTTAACTTCACTCAACGTACATTTCTCCGGATTTCTTTCTGAAATGTAATCCATGAGTTTTTCTCCACTCATTGAAAATTACTTCTTGATATTTACGAGCTTCTTTTTCCCAAGGAAGATCGAAGTACGATCCGCTTCCGCGCCCCTCGGACTGAATTAGATCATTCTTCCACTTACAATAATTAGCTTGCGAAACTAGATCTTTTAGATCTCCCGTAGCATATTGTTTAATGTGGACTATTTCGTGAGCTAGGATACGGAAAAGCGTTCTATCATTTATATAGTAACACAAATCCATATCATACTCGCGCGGACGAGAATTACTGTCGGACCACAGAACTGAACCGTATATATTCGTATCTTTTAGATCTTTGATGATATTGATTTCTAAAGATATATTATTAGCTAGGCGGCAACCCATATGATAACCCATCATCCATCGGGCTGCATTTTTTACTAATCTGTTCTTTTTGCGCGAAGCGCCCCTGACACGTATGTCAGCGATATTGTTTGAGTAGTCCAAAGCACCTGGGATCATCGCATTTCCCTCGCTCATTGGATAAGTATATATCCTTGACGGTTGTTCGTCAAGATTATTTAGCTCAGAACTTAAAATTATTGAATTTGGGCTTAGATTTGTTTCGTTCACGGTCTTCCATTCCAAATTTACTGTTATCCATCACAGAATCGGATCGTTTCGTCTTACCGCCACGACTATCATCGATCAAACCGTCCTGAGCAGCTTCCTCGGTATCAAAAAGGCGCATTTTGACGCGATCGATACCCACAACAAATCGTTTATGATCGGCTGGATCGCTGTAACGATTCTTGAGCTGTTTGACCATCAGCTGACCGCGTTCGTCGAGTTCTTCAGTACGAACTAGGGCAATCATGAAGTCGGCTGTCGCTGGTAGACCGAACGATTCGGAAGTATCTTCAAGCCCAGGATCGCTGCTGCTATAACCAGAACGAGTTGTCTGGGTAGCTGAAACGATCGGGAGATTTTTCTCAACGGCTAGACCGCGGAGTTCTTCAGCAATAGCTTTGATATATGTGTAGCTGTTAACATTTGATCCAGCCTTAATACGACTAGAACAGCAAATATTGAGATAATCAATATAGATGATATCAGGAACGAAGTTACGCTTGAGATTGAGTTCGTTTAGTAGATGTCTGAAATGTCCTGCGTGAGCAGAAGCAGTTGGATACTCCTTGATAATGAGCTTA